GGATATGTCGTACGTGCCTTATAGCATAGGAATACGTCAACATATTAATGGAGGGATGATACCCGAAGAACTTATGCTGGATGCAAAGGTTGATTTCTTTGAAACAATAACCTCTCGAATTCCAGTTAAGCGATTTGATTATTTTCGACCGCTTAATATGAAGGAAAATATAAATGGAATTCCCGGATGTAAGTATATAGATTCTATAAATAGAAAAACCTCGACCGGATTTCCGTATAACACTACCAAAAAGAAATTTTTGGATCCTGTGGAGCCTGATGAAATATACCAGGATCCCGTTATGCCTAATGAACAAATACAATCTGATTATAATTATATGATGAGTTGTTATGTTAATGGAAAACGGGCTTATCCCGTGTTCAGAGGAGCTCTAAAGGATGAGCCTGTTACTTGGAGCAAAATTGAGAGAAAGAAAACCCGTATTTTTGGTGGAAGCCCATTTGCGTTTACCACTATAATGCGTGAGTTTTTCCTTCCAGCCACAAAATTTCTCCAGGAACATGGTTTGGAGTGTGAACTTGCTGTAGGCGTAGTCAATGATTCTCTTGAATGGACACGTCTTGCTAGGCATATGCTGAAAAAGAAACACCACTTTGGTGGCGATTTTAAAGGATATGATAAAGGAATGCAAGCTTCTTCTATTCATATAGCGATGGAACTTCTTATCGATATTTGTAAAACTTATGGTTATTATACAGACCAAGATATTAAAGTCATGTATTGTATAGCTGCAGATTTATCTCAAGCACTTATAGATTTTGATGGAGATATCTTCATGTTTAATAACGGAAATTTATCAGGTCATGCTTTAACTGTTATTATTAATTGTTTGGTGCACAGTATGTACATGCGCGTTGTTTACCGTGAATTGCATCCCAATTACCAACTTTCCTCGTTCCGAGATGAAGTAATTTTAGTGACTTATGGCGATGATGGCATGATGTCAGTGAATGCTGACACAGGTGACTTTTTTAATTTTGATACTGTTAGTTCCAAATTGAGAGATTTCAATATAGGATATACACTCCCTGATAAGTCTGATGATACCACGAAATATATTTCATTTTCGAAATTAAGCTTTTTAAAACGTCAGTTTGTCTGGGATGAAGAATATCAACTATATCTAGCACCCCTTGAGGAAATGTCAATCTTTAATTCTTTGACTGTACATATACCATCACGTAGTGTAGAGATTATAGACCAAATGAGTGATACTATTCACTCTGCTTGTCTTGAATACATTATGTATGGTAGGGAAAAATATGAAAATTTCATTAAAGGTATTAGACCAATAATGGAAAAACATAAGATTCCTATACGGCAGCATATGTTTAAGGATTATCATTGTGAGATTCTAAATATAATAAAGCGTAATCCTGTATTAATGAATGATTTTCATCGTCAACTTATTTCAAAGGAAGAATATGATGAGGATGAAACTAAGTACGTTCAACGTATGGGAGAACTCGTGCCCCAATCCCTAGAGATTGAGGTGGGTGAACCGTATGCCCATTTTTGGCAACGTGAACCTTACCGTGTTACTTTGGTAGCACAACCCTTTCTTTTGATAGCATTCGTGACCTTACCCATAGTGGACCTAATTTTATATCGAAGATACAAAATATGTTTTATGACATTTTTAACGCTCTTCGATATAATATTTAGGCATTATCTTGTTTTATTTGTAAAGAATTGGAAACCTGATAGCAATGTGGCCATCATTATGGCCAATCATGTTATTACCTACTTTACTTACAAGATCACTTGGATTATTATCACGGATATTAAAAAGATTGAAACACGCTTGAGACAGCAAATAAACCCCGTGCCAGCTACGATAGTGGGATTTGCGGAGAGGCCCAACTAGCCCCCGTGAATTATAGTATAGTTTCAAGCGAATTAACCGCCGTTGTCCGAAGGGAGGGCAACCAGGGAACCCTCACCCCCCAGAGTGGTGAGCTGAGCGCTGAGTCAGAAACTCAGCATTTATCAACTTCGAGTGGGCAATTAGCCCATGAGACTTATCAAGAAGAAGCCAAACAAGAAGAGCATCAGACTGTTTCTTATACAGATTCTAAAGTAGGTACTGTGCTAGACTTTAACCCTATAAGGGATAATACTTTTTACACAGGACATACTGCCTCCTCTGAATTGGCACAATTCTTCGCTCGTCCAGCCCGTATACGTTCAGTAACATGGGCGGAAGGTGCAGCATTTTCCGATTTCTTCTACCCATGGTTTGAATATTTTTCATTACCTCAGGTAAAAAAGAAGTTAGATAATTTTTCGTTAATTTCATGTAATTTACATATAAAAATAATGATAAATGCTTCACCTTTCTTTTATGGACTAGGTATGGTTTCTTATGAACCCTTACCTAATTATACCACCCATTCCTTGGGGGTATTAACTCTTGCAGATGATAGAGTAAATTTACCGCTATCACAAAGACCACATGTTTACTTGTACCCTGCTATTTCGCAGGGAGCAGAAATGATTCTCCCCTTTGTTAGTCCAAAGAATTGGATTAATGTCACTAGGGCTCAGGATTTTTCTGATATGGGGTCTTTGACATATACCGACATTGTCGGTTTATTGAGTGCTAATGGTGTTACAACGGCTAATGTTACTGTAACAACATATGCTTGGGCGGAAGATGTCTGTCTTACTGCACCTACTACATCACTATCAGTTCAAAGTGATGAGTATACAGGTACAATTTCTGGTCCTGCATCAGCCGTTGCTAAATTAGGTAACGCTTTAGGTAGGATTCCGGTAATTGGAAAATATGCTACTGCATCATCAATAGGTGCTCAAGCAGCAGCCAATATTGCCCGATTATTTGGATTTACTAATGTACCTAATATTGAACACCAGAAACCAATTATGAATCAACCGTTTGCTCAAATGGCCAGTCCAGAAATATCAACTATAGTTGAAAAATTAACTCTGGACCCTAAAAATGAGTTAACAATTGATCCATTGGTTGCTGGTATAAAGAGCCATGATGAATTAGCGATTTCATCATTGGTTCAAAGAGAAAGTTATCTAACCACATTTACATGGGATTCATCGCAATCCGCAGATGCATTTGTGGGTTCAGCACGTATAACACCTAGGTACGGTGATACATCCCCTGATGGTGCTGTTACGGCTCTGTATTATACACCCATGGGTTTATTAACAGAAATGTTCCGCTACTGGAGAGGGACGATTAAAATCAGATTAAAGATAATTTGCTCTAAATTTCATAAAGGACGTTTACGATTCACGTGGGATCCCATAGGAAATTTAAATACTTTTACTTCCGATACTTCTAATATTGCGTTTACACGCATTATAGATATATCTGAAGAACAAGATATAGTATTTAATATTCCCTATGTTCAGGATCGTGCGTGGTTAGATTGTAGTAGTACACCCACTATAAATTTTTCTAGTACCCCAACTTTGTCCAATATAGTTGGGGTCACCAATGGAACATTTACTTTGCGTGTTCTCACTGCACTAACATCACCTGTGACTGCTTCATCCGTATCTGTCGCGATGTTTGTCTCTGGTGGTGAAGATTTGGAATTTTCTAATCCAATTAACACTACTAAAGCCATATCCTATTTATATCCTCAATCTGGTGATGATGACATAGGTTATGAGGGTGATCATACTACAGATGTTCATATGGCTGAATCTAAAAACCCAGCACCCGAAGATTATCTCGTATATCAAGGCGAGGTTATTAGATCTTTACGCCAATTGATTAGGAGATATCATTATTTGATATCCCTTCCAATAGCTGCATCATCTACTACGGCCGCAGTTGTAAAACAACAATGGATTTTACCTAGAAAACTTATGTATTCTGGATTTGATCCAGGTGTTACAGGAACTGTATCTAAGGGAGTGAGAACTCCCGCTAGTAGTTATCCCGCTATTTATGCGCAAACATCTCCTTTATCGCTAATAGCTCCCTGTTTTGTTGGACAGAGGGGAGCGATGCACTATCGATATAATGTTGATTCTGCTGATACATCTGCGTCTATTGTCGCAGCTAGATCAACAGCACAACATACATCATTAGTGCCTGTGGCGTACATTACACCAGCAGCATCGTCTACTAGCTCTAGATCAGCTGATGCTTATTCTATTTCCAATGGACAATCTGCTGGAATGTCGCTGACAAATGCCCATACACAGGCAGGGATATCCATATCGGCCCCGAATTATTCGAACTTTCGGTTTCAGTCGGTATCGCCCTATACAACGTATGGTAGTGGAACACAACCTGACTTATCTCAGACTGATTCCATAGCTTTGTCTGTCACATCACATCCCGCTGCACAAGGATTGGATACCTTGGCCAGCACTAATGTAGATGTATACGCCTGTGCCGGGACGGACTTTAACTTACTTCTTTTTGTTAATGTCCCCGTAATGTATTATTATACATTGCCCGGCCCTTAGAGAGCACTCACGGTGAAGTGCCTCAGGCAGCCGTAC